AAAATCGTTGAATTTTCCAAGTTCAACCACAGGGCTTTGTCCTAAAAGTTTATTTTTTATGGTGTCGGAGAATTTCAGGCGCCAGTATGCCTCTTTGATTGCTTCGAGTTGGTTATTAAATTCTTCATAAGCTCCCTCCGCATCAATTCCCGCGTTCACGCTGGCAGTCCAAAATTTTAAATTACCCCTATTTTCAGCAAGGGTTCCTTTTTGAACGTTGATATTTTTTCTGGCAGCGATGGACATCGAAGTGTATGTCCCGATGACAAATGCCCCTGCAACAAATGATGCGGCGGCGGGCGCGCTCAAAGGAGCCGTGCCTAACCCCAACGCCGCGACCCCAACCCTCGAAGCGACGGCCAACTCTCCCGCTCCTGCAGCTCCGGCGCCTGCGGCAATGTCTGAGCCCGTCGGCAACTGGTCTCTTAATGTTGTAGGATTTTCCGGGGGATTTGTTTGAAGATTCGGGTTTGTTTGAGTTAAATCAACTCCCCGGGTGGCGGCTTGAAAGTCCCTTTGCCTTTGGGCGTCCGCCATTTCAACAGTCCCGGGAGGCGTGGGTTCCGGGGATTGACTTTTAATAAATGAGTCTAAATCTTCCGCGTTTCCAAAAAATGTGTTTCCTTCCGGGTCAGTCCAACCCGATATTTTCCCGGTGTCTTGGTTTCTTATGACTTCAATTTGTCCTGCGGTGTTTTGCCCGCTTGGCTTCTGCGGGGCTTGCGGAGCCGCCTCTGGAACCGCCTCTGGAACCGCCTCTGGAACCCCTGATTTTTTCTTTTTCCTCGGAACAAGCTGACCCTCAACAAAAGATTTAACGCTCATGTCTGCTGTGTCGGTTTCATCTCGGTTTCGTTCTGCTGCATGCCGAGCATTCCGCTATTTTTAGTTTCGTTCTGCCGCATCATGCCGCTAAGGCTTGGGGGACGGTTGAATTTTAGTTTTATGGCAAGCTGATTCCACAAATCAGATTCTAAAAGCGTCTGCTCTTCGGTGTACGTGGGTTCGAACGTGAGGTAGCCCATTTTTTGCCCCGCTTCCGTCTGGTCAAGTCCTCCCGCTATCGTCCTGTTCACTCCGACGACTTGATAAAAGAAATTATCCAAATATTCAATCCAGCGCATGAAAGCCTCTATCGGCGGCAAAACTAAATCCTGAAATTCCGCCTCTCCTTTTTTTGCGGGAATTATCATCACGCTGCCGTTTTTTATTCCTTCGGCATATTCGGTTTTTACCTTTGTCAATCTCTCCGTGTTGTCAATGTCAATATAGAGAACTCTGATTGAACTCAAATGGGATATTCTTCTCCAGTCGTTCATCGCTTCGTTTTTTGCGTCTATAACCCACTTGCACGACGACAAAACAGATGTTCCGTGAATTTCATTTGCTATTCTATCGTTACAGATATGGAAAATTTCTTCTGTTTTCATTCTTTCCCATTTTCCATTGGCTTGCATGATATCATAGCCGACTATAAGCCCTTTTGGATTAACGGCAATCCTGATTTTTGATGGATTGAGTTTTTTAAGATTAAGAAGTGTTCCGTTATCATTCCTTATAATCTCCAGATAAGCATCTCCATTTGTTTTCTTAACAACAATCATGTCCTGCACTATGCTGTCAAAACTATCTTCACCCCATCCTCTTATCCTTTCCAGTATTACCGTATGCTCATTCAGGGGACATTCCCAGCCTTTTCCGCATGCCCAAATGGCTAAAGCACGCACTGCATTTCTATATTCGGGAATTGTTTTAAGATAACCAAGATATGTGCTCCAATTCGGATTTTCCCAAAATGTTTCGGGCTGAATTCCAGCCTCATCTATAGTTTTTGGGCTGACTTTGAAGTCGGGAACTCCTGATTTTAAAAGAGTTGTCGTTAATTGTCCAACATCTGTCTCTGGCATTTTAAGATACTTCCTCTAATTTAAACGGAATATACAAGGCTGAATTCGTGAAACCGTTGGTATCTGTGCTTGGGGTTATGTTTGTTCCATCCCTGTTCTGAGGGTCTGTTCCTATGAATTCATTGGAAGCGGCAGAATTATCTGTTATTTTTAACTGTAATTTTTCTCCTCTCCTGAAATGTGTTTCGGGAACTACTAACGGAATTAATAAGTTTGTCGTTCCTGTTCCTACTGTGCTTTGGCTTGAAGCCGAAACAATGCTGCCGGTTACATCATTCAGCAATTCAGCTATTATCGAGCCAGTCCCAGCAGTAGTTTTAAGCGTGCAGTTCAAATAAGCCGTCCCTCTTATTGCTTTTGGAAGATTAAAGGCTGAAAGAGAAAAGGTTATGTTTGTATCCCCGACATTAATCTCTTTTTTAGTAGAAAAAACCGTGTCTGTATGCAGCCCATAACTTACGGCTCCCGAAATCTCATTTACGGCAAGGAAGAACTTCTGCACGCCTGTTCCCTCTGCTATGTCCTGAAAATCATAGCTTGCAGATGCTATGGAAGGAGCCTGCGGAAATTCTATCGGAAGCAATTCAGCCATTTTGAGTTATTCCCAAGTATGTCTTATGTTTATCAGATGAAATTAAGTCTGCGGCTTCTCTTTTTTGTGACTGCAAGATGTTTACCATGTGAAATACAGCCCCTCTCCCTATTGCATCAATGTCATAATTAATAAGGTCTTGTGCTATATGTGCCTCACAAAATTTAGCTAATACCTGCTTTCCGTTTGCCGTCAGGCCTGAATAGTTTCCTATAAGATTACTTCTCGCAAGAGTGCATGCGTCGTTTTCCGCCTCATCGCTTAATTGGTCAAGAAAAGTCTTATTTGTTCCATAATTGACGATGTTGGAATTTACATTAACTCCTGCCTTGAGAATTGCAGCTCCGCTTGTACAAAGTGTCCAGCTCATTTTCTCAGTAACCTCTGAATTTGCAAATCAATTTTTAATAATGATGCAATCTGCAGGAATAGGGCATTATCAATAACGATTTTTCCCGATTCATTCAGGAACTGCGGAGTAAATGTTTCCAAAAATTTATTCAGATTGATATCCTGGGAATTTATTGGCATTCAAATATAAGAAATGAAGAGTTTATTTATCTTTTCCTTCGCAAACAATGCCGCCCTGACGGTTGCTTCGGCAATATGGCTTGTCTTATGGTCGGGGCTTTCAATTTTTACCATGACGCCTTTTCTCTGGTTTATGTATTCATACTGCACCCCCTTAAGGGAAAGCCATGTATCATTGTCGGCGAAAATCAAAATCTTTCTCTGCTGCATCAGGACTTTAAGATTTGTGTAAATCTCTTCCTTCATCCATTTCCTTCTCTTCTCCCTTCCGTCGGGTCCGTATTCAACGACAACCTCGCTATTATTAACTCCTATGACTCTTTTCTTTCCGAAGCCGGGAGTGTTTACAACAATATCATAACCCCCAATTCCAATTCCGCCATTATCCAGATAGATTCTCCTGAAATTCCAGAGCCTATCCAAATCAATAATATGATATGCAATCTTATCGAGTGTTGCTTCTTTCCAAACTTCCTTATCTCTTTGAATTAATAGTTCTCCCCTTCTCTCATAGACAACGAAAACCGTATCGTCTCCGCCCATTCTTCCAATATCTACTCCCATGCAGAAATCAAGGTTTTCCTTATTCACAACAAGTTTCTCCTGAAGCATCGTCTGCTTCAATTCCATGTCATCGAACCACTGGGTAAACTCATCGACGAACTGCCCAAGATACTCCTGCTTAAACTGATTGTTAGTCATTCTTTGCTTCTCGCTTTCTATGAATTCCGTCTGGCTTGTCTTCCTGTATTCCGCCCAGGTTTCACTTATCGGCCTTTCCTCTGCGTTCTGAACAGAGTTAATATGCCAGACTTTAAAGCCAAGTTCCTTCCTGCTGTATGACTGCCAAAAATATCCCTTTCTTCCGTGGGGCGTGCTTAGTAAAATAATTTTCCCGCCCGTCGTGGAAAGCATTGGAGTTACTGCAGGCCAGACATCTTCGGGCATGAATGCCGCCTCGTCTGCTATGAGCATATCTATCGTGAAGCCCCTGACACTTACTCCGCCCTGCCCGACTGCTTTCGTTCTTATGAGAGAGCCGTTGTTTAATCTTATCAAATCTTTAAGGATGTTCTTGTTGTAAGGAGTTTTTATCCATGATTTGTATTTCTCTGCGATGTAAAGAACTGCTTTTTGGAGAAG